ACCAACAAACTTGTCTAGAATGCTGGTTACGAGTTATTAATGTATAGTGAAATCGATTAATTATACAACACTAAAATTGAAATCTGAATTATTTTTTTTTGAACTCTTTTGAAAATTTACTGTCTACCGTCTACCTTTTTTATTAAAAGGCTCTAGAATAGGATTAATTAGGGTAAAAGGTAGACAGTAACCCCAAAAATTTACTGTCTACCTTTTTATTTACTGTCTACCTTTTTAAACTGGTAGAGTCAATACTTTAATTACATCACCGTTAACTTTCTTAGACTTGCGTTCATATCCCAATCTACTTAAAGCTCTACCAACATGGACTGATGGAATATTTCGCAATGCAGGAAAATGTCCTTTCCATTCTGTAACTGTAGTATCAACCATTTGATGTTTATCATTCCTCAATATTTTTGAAAGAATATCTGCTACCTCACACTCACCTTTCAACTCAAGTTCAAATGCTTTGTTTCTCTCATTTACCTGTTCCTCTTCTTCCTCAGTCAGTCTGAATGATCTTAAAGCAGTTGGCATGAGGATTTCCTCTTTTGTGAATATCTGAGACCATAGTTGCAAGAAATCAAAAGTTTCTAGCCACTGCCTATCAATCTTTTTATCTGGTAGTGGTATTATCCAAAATCTTCTGTTACCTGTTACATCTCTCAAGAATTTCTTAGAATTACAAGTTCCGCACAAGCTGGTAGTTCTAGGAGTTTTTCTAGCCTTGTGACCATAAGGTAGTCTAATTTCATCCTCTGTTCTGGTGGCAAATTGTTTAATGTTTTCAATATCATTCTTACCGATACTGGATTCTATTTCCCCCAACTCTGTGATCCAATAGTTCAATGATGATATTTCGTGATCCTTATTCCATCTGGTTAACTTGCCACCCTCTTTGAATACATCTGGAACTATTGAGGCTAGTTCTCTGAAGAATGATGTTTTACCAATACCTTGTTTACCATTGAATACTAGAATACCCTCTGCACCCATGTTGTATCTTCTATCAACGCTTTTGTTTCCCTTGTTTTGCAACAAACACATACACTGACACAACCATTTGTATAGCAATGTTTGACTTAATGGATCATCTTCAATGTGCAACTGACTATATAATTCAGGCAATCTATCTACTTTATCCCAATAGGTGACAAATATTTTGTCCATTACTAGATCTACTTTATTTTTTAGAGCTATGACATCTAGGAATGATGAAACTATATCTCTTGATACACCATTGAATATTTGTCTTAGTTGATCAATCAGCGATGTAATCATGGTTTCTTCATCATACCTAACATCGCGTGTATAAAATATAGTCGGTGCTTTCTTGTGTATATCGTACGAAATATATACTCCTTGACTTGCTAAAAAATCCTGAAGATTTGCTATAGTTAATAGAACCTTCTTAGGTTTTTGCTCTGTTGGTGGTTCTTCAGGCAACGGAATATTTTCCTCAATAATTTTATTTGACAAGCCCTCTTTTGTTGTGGTATCATTGTTATTAGAAGCCTTGGTAATGGGGGCTTTTTGTTTTGTCAATTTTCGACTTCCTCCCCTAATTCTTTTAGTCTTCGATCAATGTAATTACCTTTTAGTCCACCTGGTCTGGCTCTAGCAAACTTATAGATGGTAGTAAGGCTTATACCTGTCAATTTGGCTATTTGTCTAACAGAAAAGTCTCTAGAGTCATACATCTTTAGAGCCATTTCTAGTTTTTTACTGTTAACTGGTAGTCTGCCTCCTTTTTTTCCTCTTGCTCTTGCTGATGCCAAACCTTCTAATGTTCTCTCACGTATCAAGTCTCTTTCAAACTGACTAAAGGCTTGGAAGATAGTTAACATTAACTTTCCATGGGGCGTGGTAGTGTCAAAACTTTCTTTTTGAGATACAACCATTACTTTTTTTTCAGTAAGTTCATCCATAATATCTATTAGATTTTTAACACTTCTTCCTAATCTACTAAAACTTTCGATAACTACAATATCGCCTGCTCTCAACTTTTCCATCATTTGAGTAAGACCTGGTCTATCTTTAATAGTGCCACTCATTTTCTCGGTTATGATTTCATCACAGTTTTTACTTTTTAAGAAGTCTATTTGTCGATCCAAACTTTGATCGAACCTACTCACTCTTGCATATCCAAATATCATTGTCTTTTTTACCTCCGTTGTTTGGTTAATTATACTATAAACGCTTGAGTAACACAAATACTTTTTTTTAATAATAAAAGCAACAAAAATACCTATTATTTGAATATTGAATGCCAAATCAAAAAAATGTTGCGTTAAACACTCGTTTTGCGATACACTATGTTTATCTTAAATTTCCCCAAATTTCCACAACATTGATAAACATAACAAACTTTTTTGAGAGGTTTTTGTATTATGTTTTTGGGTAAAAATGCTATAAGAATTAGGAGAGACTTTTTTTCGGGTGAAGTATTCAACTATCATAAAATGTGTAAAGAAATTGAAGCATTGAAAAATAATCCTGTTAATAGTTATGTTTTAGATTACAAAATAAAAATGGTAGAGGCTATAGACAAAACATTTTTACAAATTTCAAGAAGCAAAAATGGAAACCAAAGAATAAGTTTTTTGAAAGATTTTTTTTGGAGTCGCCAACATAGGGCATTATACGGCTTTTCTACTTTACATTGCATTCACGAACTAACAGGCAAGCGATGGATTTATGAGTTTTTAGATGATGTTGCTCACAATTTTGGGCTAGTCTTTGACACTGAATTATAGCCACCATCCCTTTTGGTGGACTTAGGAAATTAATCCTAAGCCGTATCAAAAGGTTGCATTTGCACCACATTAATTATACATCAATATCACTTGGTGTCCAAGCGTATTTTTTTATTCTTTCAGCTATCTCATCATAAACTATATTACATCCCTCTAGTTTATCAAAACCTATTTCTTGCATTCTAATTTCCATATCATCAATTACTTTTTTTATTTCTTCCTTTATATAGCTTAGTTTCTTACTCATTTGTTTCTACCTCTTAAATCAAAAATCTCTTTCTCCATGAAGTTTTTCAATAAAGATAATCATTTTTTCAGTTATTGGATATTTATATCCAGCTAAATTATCAACTGCTAATTCACATCTAAGATATTCTAGTAGATCATATCCTTTCCATGGAACGACCGCAGGAAACCCAAATTTTTAAGTTTGGGAGGAATGCGACTTGACTCACCTCAAAAATGGTGTTAAAATATATTTAATGGGCTGGGCTAGCCCTTCGCGGAGAGGATGTAAGACCTACTTGTAGGCAACCCTCGTTGAAACGAGAACCCCAAGCACTTTAGCCTTGGGAGAAGTCAGGTTAGACAACCAACGCTATACATTCTCTTATCCAAACAAGTTTTGACATAGTAATTTCGAATGTATGCGTTTTCTTTTAACATTTTCAAATGTTCTTCAAGTACTTGTAAATCAATATCACTAGTATTCATATAAATAGGTTCAGTTTCTGATGGATTAGCGTTTTCTTCTGATTCAAGCAATATTGTTCTTATTAATTTCCAATCTCTTTTCATTTTTACCTCACTTTTTTTACTACCGACAACCGACAAGTTACCAACAAAAATTAGTTCAGGGTAGTGAATTCAACCTATATTGTAGACGCTTTATTTTTGTTTTTCTACCGACAACCGACAAAATTAATTTTACTTATATGTTTTTTTCTTCTTACCTTACTAAAAACCTATAAAGGTGTATTGCTTTTTGTCGGTAGTAGGTTCTTACCATTGGCTCTAAATTGCTGGTTAAACTGTCCTACCATGAAAATTATGCTTGTCGGTAGTTGTCGGTAGACTAGGTCAACAAAGCCTCTTCTAATATTTTGTCGGTATGTTTGTCGGTAGGAATTATAAACCTCACTGGTTTTCCTAAATCGCCTGACCATCTTCTAAAGGTCTCGTAACCTTGACCTTGGATTCTCCTGCTAAAATGCTTAATGTTAACTGGCTTTAAACCACCGTCTCTGCACCAGTTGTTGTACTCTGTGTAACCCCCTCTTAGTTCAGTCTCTGCACCAATAGGATTTTCTTCTAACCAACTTAGGACACTATCGTTGTCAATATGATATCTTCTAGTAGTTTTCTCAATGCACTCCGCTATACTGATTTGCATTTTGTTAGCAAATATCCTATTAATGCCTTCTAGACCCAATCTCAAGAGGTATTCCTTAGCATTTTTAGTAGTTAGTCTATCCAGAAAGCCATACTCAACTTCTTGGATTATTGCCTCAAAAGGAATAACCTTAAGTCTCCTAATAAGACCAAAAGATTTGTCCTTAAAGCTAGGTGGATCGTTGGAGGTAAATATTAATGTTGCCGAATTGACCATTGTGACTGGTGCTTCGTAAAGTGCTTTAGCGGTAATGCTATTTCCTGACGCCATAGCCTTTAGGTTTTTTGCTTTTTCAAGATGAATATTATCTGCATCATCGCATATATTAATAAGTTTGCCTATTAGCTGGTGAACAAAAGTAAGAGAATTGAAGTCTTCAAAATCCACGCAAGAGGTCAAGTGTCCTGCAAATCCCTTTAGCATTTCAATGAAAGTACTCTTTCCATTACTCCCTTTGCCTGTAAGAAAAAAGAAGTTGTGAGGAAAATCTTTGGTCAACAAAATGTGACCTATCATTTCCTCTAAAACATTTCTCAAATCTCTTCTTTCGCAAGATATGAAGTTAAGGAATTTATCCACGTGTTCGTCGTACGCTTCGGGATTGTATGAAAGAGGTAGGTTGAAGATGGTGAACCTTGACTTGTCCTGAGCCTCTATGAATTTTCCATCCTCAATAATTCCATTTTCAAGCTGTACATGGAAGCGTACGTTCTCATCTACCCATTTAGCATAGCAAGGCAAAATAACTTTCAAATCATTCCACTTGTTTGCTGATATCTGACAACTTTTGGATATTTCTTTAAATAGAGCTTTTCTGTTGCTTGAAAACATCAACTCATCCTGCCATAATAATTGTCCTTTGTAGTAATGGACATTGAATTTCTTGCATACCAATTTGGCTAGCTCATGGATGAAATTGCTTTTCTTCTTCTTGTTCTCTTTTGTTTCTTCCACGCTACTACACTCCAACTATATAATTATTAACAAAACCATCCTTTTCTTTTATTTGTACCGTTACAGGTTTGCCCACAAGAGGTTGTAAAACTTCGCACAACGTCTCTAAATCTAGGTTTTTTTGATAAGTGAATTTGCCTGTCAATTTCTTGCTGAGTTTTACCAATTTTTCTAGACTGAATGCTTTTGCCTTATCACTGAAATAATAATTAACATGGTAATTTTGATCATCTTTTTCGCATACTACATCTATAAAAGGAGTTCCATTTTTGGTTTCACCATTTTTTATTTTTGCTATTGTCATTTCGTATTTTCCAACTTGGAGTTCTTCTTTTTCTTCGCCAAACATTAAATCCGCAAATAAATTATCTAAAACTAAATTATCCATTATCTTATTATTAACCTCACTGTTCCTTTTTTTATTCCATCTGAATCAATTTTTCTTGCTTTTACATCTTGGCTTGAGTAATGTTTTATGCCCATTTTTTCAAACTTACTGAATAAAGAACTTTTGTTTTTATTTAGTTCACATTCAATCTTTTTTAGTTCATTGACCTTACATTGTAATTTTTTCATTGCGATAATCTGGCTAACTATTTTCTTTCCGTAAAACCGCTCGTTGAATTCGTGTATGGTCATTAAAGGGTTAAGTCTTAATTCTTCAAGTGCTTTCTGGAATTTAACAAGTGTTTGATTGATCTTTTTGAAATATTTTTTGTCTCTTTTAACTTCGTAGAGGTGCAAATTTTCTGGGTAAAAAGTGGTATCAAAATAGCACTCACTTTTGTTTATGGAATATGAAATACCGCTATAAAACTGCTCTGGTCTGGTATATACGGCTAGCAAACAACTATCATATTCAGCTAGCTCCAAATAAAACTGGACTTGATCATAATATTTATCAATATTAATTTCATTTCCACAAGTTTTGATTTCCAGCAGTTTTTTCTTATCAAAATCTATTCCATCAAGATTGCCTCGGAATTTTCTCTTATCATCTTTAATGCAATACTCAACAAAATTATAGTTATGAAAATCGTTTATAACCTGTCTTATAATTGGCTCCATGAGTTCGCCAAATCTTGTGTAAACATTGCCATCAAAATATCTAACTGTCATTCCTAATTTGCACAATGCAAAATTATAAACACTGGTAAAAAAAACCCTGTCTAGTATCTGCCTTACGTCACTTCCGCCTACAAAATAATCCCTACGCTCTGTTACATTCCTGTTTATCATCATTTATTAACCAGCTTTCAAAATTAAAATCCTGTTTATTATCAAGCGATTCATAAATGTTCTCTTCGATCGTGGCTTTGGTGATAAATTTATAGATTGTCACCTTATTTTTTTGCCCTAAACGGTGACATCTGCCGATTGACTGATAATATTCTGTGTACGATTCGGTCGGGCTAAAGTAGATAATCAAGTCTGCATAGGTAAATTCTACCGCTTCAGAGCCCGACTTGTAGTTGGCTAGTGTCACCGTATTAGTAATTTTGTCCCAATCCTCTTTTTTGGGGTAGCTCTTGCAATGCCCATTACACTGATAAACAATACGATCTTTTATGCTTTTTTTAATATGTTCTAATTCAGCATCATAGTTGTAAAATATTATAATGTTGCTTTCGACATCTTCTAGCAAGTCTAAAATATATTGTGTTTTGTCTTCGGTAGACGTGTTGGATCTCAAACCGTGTCTCCATGCCATCATATTGTCGTACGTTTTCCCCTCAGACACTCTGAGTCTTTTTATTTTCTTATACTTAGAGTCGGCGGTGAAATACACTTTTTTTTCGACCAATTCGGGCAAATCTATAGCTTCGGACTTATTAAGTCTTCTTGAAATTTTTTGCCAGTTTCGTTCTAGTTTGCTTGTATTTCTCCAACCTAATATTTCGGGATATCCTCTGTGGGTGTCTATTATGGCATGTTGTTGCAAAAAATGATATTTACAAGGTGTCATACAAAACATCTTAAAATAGTTTATTGAGTCTATCCAACCGTTTGAGAGCGGTGTTGCGGTTAAGAGTACAAATCCTGCACAATATTTGCGTGCTATTTGATTAGCTGTCTTGCCCCAAACACCCGTACTATCTTTTACTCTGTGTGCCTCATCAAATATTACAAAAGCATCTCGACATATTAGATAAGATTTGGGCATTTTGTTATAGCTAATAATTGTGTACTCATTTTTTATGTGAAATTCTTCTATTGTCCTTTGCCATTCACCCTCTTCAACCTTCGAAGCTGGGGCAAATATAACAAGCGGTTTATCACCAAAAAACACCTGATAATGAGTGAGTGCCATTATCGTTTTTCCTGTACCTGTATCCATGTTGTAGACCCAATTCTTTTTTTCTACACGTGAGAAATATTCTCGCTGATAATCGTACAACGGAATCACTAATTAATAACCTCCATCACGTCTTCAAGGCATCTAGCGACTATACTAATACCGCCATTTCGTCTTATGTGATCCAGGTTGTGTAATTGTAGTGGTGTTAATCGTCCACTCGGTGTTTTTACTTCGATTCCTACAAATTTGCCCTGCCAACACGCTAAAATATCTGGCACACCGACCTTAGAAAACTTCGTGGCATGGTGCTTAACAAAATAAATTTCTTTGCTCGCCAAATATTTCTTTATAGCGTTTTCAATCTGTTTTTCTTTCATTTTATTATTCAAAACAAATTTTTTTATTCTTCAATGGCTGGGCTTTGGTGTGATAATAAGAGAAAATTAATTGTAGATTGATTCTACAACTAATCCTCTAGTAAAGTCAACAAATATTCTTGCGTCATCACCTTATCTCTAAATTCTTGGTCTAGCGTTTTACACAACAATATGAATCTACTTAACGTCATTTTGGGTATTTCTGCTTTATCATTCTCTATTGAGTAGATTCTGGCTTTAGAAATTTCTAAAATTTTGGCTAGTTCTAATTGTTTGATTTGCATTCTTGTTCTAGCTACTTTAATTTCTAGTGCTAATTTATGTGTCATATTTTTTGATCTCCTCTGGGGCTATTTCGCCCCCATTGTTTATATTTTTGTATTAAAACGCTGTTCTATTTTCTTTGCGATTGGCTCAAAACTTTTGCATAACTGGTCTGCTTTTTGTAGTTTGCTGTTTTGCTCGTCTATCATTTCTTTCATTTCTTTGTTTTGCAAAATAAGACTTATCATCATAGTTCTAAAATCTTCCGCCATATTATCAAAAGTCTCTTCCAAGAATAACCTGAGTTCTTCTGCATTTGTGAACTACTCATCGCCTAAAGGCGAGAGCTTCCTACTCGATAGCACTAATGTGCTAAGCATAGATAGGCTAACTCGACAGTCCCTGCCGTTGAGAGAATAACTAAGCAGACAAAGATTCTAAGCCTTTATGTTTTATGTTTATGGCTGAATTGTAATCTCTATCGTGGCTCGTTTTACAGACTTCACATATCCATTCTCTATCACCCAGCTCTAATTTTTGATTGACAAATCCGCAGATGTTACAAGTTTTACTAGAAGGATACCATTTGTCTATTTTCACTAATCTTTTAGACTTATACTCTAGAAAATTGATAAACATACCCCAACCATTATCCATAACTGATTTGCCAAAATTTAGACACTGACTCATAGCTTTCATGTTCAAGTCTTCTACACAAACCACATCGTAAACATTGGTTATCTGTTTTGAAAGTTTGTGCAAGAAATCCTTTCTTTGATTCGCTATCTTCTCATGTATTAGATTTACATTCATTCTTGCTTTATAGTAATTACTACTTCCTCTAACACATTTACTCATTATTCTTTGTCTTTTGGAGAGTTTACTTTGAGAAACACGATAGAATCTAGGATATTCAATTTTATTGTTGTTGCTATCCACATACAGTTTACTCATTGAATAATCTAATCCGATCGCTCGAGTTTTATCTATTTTAGTTTGTACCTTACTCTCTTCGTATGCCACCAAGATTGAGATGTAATACTTACCTGTTGGAGTTTTACTTATATTACAAGACTTTATTACCTCATTATTCCTAATTTGTCTATGTTGATTTATTCTCACTAATCCTATCTTCGGCAGTTTTATATGTTTCCCAAGTACCCTAATACTATCTTTCTGATTATTTGTTGTATAACTATCTCTATCCCTGTTCTTGCTCTTGAACTTTGGGAATCCTACACTTTTATTTCTAAAAAAGTTGTTGTATGCTGTTCTTAGGTTGAGTTGAGCATTTGCTAGTGCCAAACTATCTACCTCGCTCAACCATCTAAATTCTTTTTTATACTGTGCTGGCGTATTCTGAAGTGTTTTATTTGTTTCTTTGTAGTGTTTTATCTTATCTTCTAGCATTTTATTGTATATAAATCTCACGCATCCAAATGTTCTTGAGAAATATTGCTTCTGTTCAACATTGGGTTTTATCCTAAATTTGTATGCTTTATTCATTCTTGAATCTTCCGTTGATTCTCTACATACTCTTTCAGAATGTCTATAGTCACGTTACCAGTAGTTGCTAGAAAATATGATGGTGACCAGAAACTATCTCCCCACAATTTATCTGCTAGAAAAACCTTATGCTTTTTCCTCAACTCTCTTGATGTATGGCCTTTGAGTATGTTTATATACTTCGTCATATCCAAAGTTGGTTTACATCTAAACAACAAATGCAAGTGATCTATACCGCATTCTTGTTCTATTACTTCGACTTCGAAATCTTCGGATATTTTGTCTACCATAGTCTTTACATCAGAAACTAGTTCTTCACTAACAAAAACTTTGCTTCTGTATTTTACAACTGTGATTAGATGGTAACAGAGCGAAAATACTCCATTATTTGTCTTATTTAGCTTGTACATATATTTGTAGCACCTCTATTATTATCTAGGTTACTACAATTATACATTATCTACATTGCTATGTCAAAACTACTTTCTATTGCTCGCTTATATCCCCCACCTAAAAGAAGGGGATTTACGCTCGTTTGGTTAAGTTCCGTATAGTCTAAATCCAAATAAACTATTACTGCTAGTTCTTCTGATTTCACTATTTTTATCGTTTCTGTAAATGTTTCGTCTATATTTTCTACGTATATTTCGTCTATACCTTCATACCTTTTTATTCCTTTAGTGTTTATATACATTATTTTTTTACCTCATTTATTTTTTTTTAAAAGATTACGTGACTCAAGCAACTATTGTTCCAGGTTTCATTATATTTAATAATTTTATAACTTCATTTATTCTCTTTTCATATTTTTTGAATATTTCTCTTGGTGCTTCTTCTATTATCCAATAAATAGATTCTCTAACATTTATTATATATGAGAATTTATAATTTTCTAATACTTTTTTTAGTATTACAGATTTTTCTTCATGCTTTAAAAATTGAATTTGTAACCACGTGATAATATTTTCGCATTCATGTTCGTCAACATCTATAAGATATATTCGCCCCGTCTCATGATCTGCTACAACTTTACTATTTAGTTGATTTTTAAATTTTTCTATAAAATCTATTTCAAACATTGGTTCCTGATAATTAGTTTTTAACCATTTTAAGGTGTTCTTTATCGCTTTTTTTACAATTTGATTAGTATTCATTATTTTTTTTACCTCGTTTTCTTTTAGTTTGGGGGTGGTGGGGCTGTTACGCCCCGTTTGTTTAGTTTTCTTACCAAAAATCTCGTTCGCTCATTCCAACGTCTGCCAATGTTTGTGCGCATGATTCGTATTCATAACTAAATCCCTGACGGTCATAAAATTCTACTAAATCGCTTATATACTCGTTTTCTTCGCACTCAGCTTTAATAATTTCCTCGTTCCTCACAAGCATATATACGTCGCCCTCGTCACTCTCGTACACGTCACCAGCGATATGTTCTAACATTGGATTATTATTAATAACTGATATTAATTTTGCTATAATGTTTGTTAGTTCTTTATTCATTTATTCACCATCCTTTGGGCTTGACGCCCCTTAATTTTTATGTTATATTGTGCTTGTGTTTTTTGTTAATTACGGTTATATATTAATTAGATATATAATCGTTTTCTTTTTTTACCATGTTTTTAATATCACATCTAGTTAAATTAGTATAGAACTTTCCTTGCTCTTTTTCTTCATACAAATGCCTTAACCATTCTACTCTTTCTCGCACTTCTGGATATTGTGTATCTTCTTTTATTTCTTCATTTGCATAGTGATATTCTTCGACCAGTACTGATAATGTTCCGTCTTCTTCGATTGTAAACCCTGCTTTTATAAAGTTTGTGTGTTTGTCCAGCTCTTCTCTGTAGTAATTTTCTAGTTTTAAAGCGTCTTTCAAATCATCTGTGATCCGGTTTAATTCTGCTATAATCTCGTTCTTTTTTTCTTTTTCTTCGTGATATTTTATTTGAGTTTCTAATAATTTGTTTTCCATTTTAATTACCTTCCTAATAAATAATTTACAATTTCTGCTCGTTTTTCCCATACTTTATTTCGTTCGTTTTCTTCTATTTGTTTTTTTAGCTGTTCTAATCCGTCTATAATTTGATCATATTTTTTTAATACTTTGTCTTGCATTTTATTTGCCTCTTTTTTTACTTAATAAATTTTTAATATCTTGTCTGGTTAACATTTTGTAGAATTTGCCTTGCTCTCTTTCGTTGTAAAATTGTCTTAGTACTTCCAGATATGCCCTATCCTCTGGGGCTTCTGTGTTGCACTTGAATTCTTCTATTAGCACCCACAACGCCCCCGACTTGTCTACCTCTATGCCTTTATCAAGCTTCTCAAGTTTTTCCAGCTTTTTTTTCTGTCTGTGTCTTACACTTCTAATCTCTTCAGACAATTCTTTGAGTTCTTCAAGCGTTTTTGCGAGAGCAGATACCGCTTCCCTCTTGTCTAAATTTTCCTCGGCTACTCTGTTGTTGAGCACTTCTATATCACTTTTTAGCTGTAATATCATTGAGTGATTCGCTTCGATCTCTTTTAATAGTGCTAAATATTCAGATTCTTTACGCATAAAATTGTCCTCCAGTTGTTTTAATATTAATTTTTCAAGGTACGTTAATATATTTTTTTGTTATTCGGGGGGGCTTCTTCCTTTAGCTTTCATTATTTTTTTACCTTATCTTGTTATATTAAAATTGTATGTTGTTTTCGTTTGCTTGTCTGGGCTAATCGAATTTATTTCGGTTACTACATAATCCATATACGTATAACTTTTCTTGTGTCTTTCGTGTCCGCCTAATACTATTAGTAACTTTTTTGCACTTATCGTGTTTTCATAATATTCCTTGCTCACTTGTTCTGTTGTTTGTTCTGTCTCGATCCATTTTGATCCGTTTTTAATGTATTTAGCTTTTCTCATAGTTATAGTCATCTTTTTTTTACCTCGTTTTAATATATTTTTTATTTTGGTCGCTCTATTGTTCTCGCTTGTTGTATTATTTCTTCGCCTCACCTCACTTAACTTTATATATACATTATAAGGCTAAAGCCTAATATTGTCAACAGTTTGTGTGACCACGTTTTGCACAAACTTTTAAGCTTTATTTGATCTAATTTCTACTTTTCCTCCTATAATCTTTGCCCATTTAACTTACTGTAATCCTGTTAAATTTTTGTTACTTTTATTTATGTTAGTCAATATAAGTTATAAGCATAATTCAAGGAGGTAAAAGAATGAACCGAACAATCATCCAGAACAAAAACGTTACAACGGATTATACAACGCTAGCCAATAAGCCTCAGATTGCTGGCATAACGCTCACAGGTGATAAGTCTTTAAGTGATTTGGGAATACAACCAGCAGGCAATTACCTAACAGAGGAGACCGACCCCGACGTATATGAATGGGCAAAAGCAGAAACAAAACCAACCTACACAGCAGAAGAGGTGGGAGCAGAACCAGAGAACAGCAATATACAAGAGCATATTAGCGATACCGATATACACTTGACAACAACGCAGAAAACCAATATAGACAAGCTAGACAGCACAGGAGACGGGGATAAGTATTTATCAGATGATGGCAATTACAATACCATTCCCGCTGACAACGTGTCTTATGACGATGGAACAGAAACACCGCCAAGCGTACAAACGACACTAGAAGGCAAGTTAAATCAAATAGAAGCAGGAACAACGGGCAAGACTTATGCTTACACAAGAACTCAGATCAGCGGGAC